CCAGGTCATCCCACCAGCACCGCCGGCGGCCACCGAAACAACGCCATGGGCACAGACTCGCCCACCTCGTCCATCAAGAGCGCGGCCTCACAGCCAGATTTCCGCGTGGACTCACAACCGCCAACACGTGGGTTGAAACGCGCTGATGCCGCTGCTTGTCAATGCGTCAGATCGGTCGCGTCCTTCACGGGCGCGTGGGTTGAAACCACTCCTCGCCGGCCAGCCATGCCAACGCCCGGGTCGCGTCCTTCACGGGCGCGTGGGTTGAAACAGCCACTCTTTCGGCGTGTACGAAGCCGACAGCGTCGCGTCCTTCACGGGCGCGTGGGTTGAAACGCTAATGCGCCCATGGTGCTGGGAGGTGACGTGGGTCGCGTCCTTCACGGGCGCGTGGGTTGAAACCAACCCCAAAATCTACCCCGGCCTACCCTCAAGGTCGCGTCCTTCACGGGCGCGTGGGTTGAAACCATCGCGGCCAGCGCGTAGATCTGTAGCTGCGGGTGTCGCGTCCTTCACGGGCGCGTGGGTTGAAACACCTTGGGGAGTTGGGGTTTTGGTGTGACGGTGGGTCGCGTCCTTCACGGGCGCGTGGGTTGAAACATCCAGCAGGCCAAGAATGCTGTGGCTGACGACATGTCGCGTCCTTCACGGGCGCGTGGGTTGAAACACAAGCCCTGACGGCAACGCCCCCCCCGGCATTGCCGACACCATCGTCAGTGCCGTGCTTGAGCAAGCCCGGGCCCAGGGCAAGGTGCTCAGCGTTGAAGAAATCAACACCCTCACCAGCGCCGCCGAAAAGTACAGCACTGCCGTGCCCGGCCAGTTCGACACCCTGCCCACCGGGTACGACTTCACACCCTTTGAGTCCAAGTGGCCCGACATCAGTGCCGAGGGCCACATCAAGAGCCACGTGCGCGCCTGGTCAGCCGCGCGCGGCGTCAGCTTCCACACGCTGGGCAATGACCTGAGTGATGTGAACTACAGCAGTGCCCAGGTGGGCATTCAAGACGAGCGCAAGCACTTCAAGGTCATTCAAGGCTGGCTCACCAGCTGGCTGCACCAAGACGTGGCCGCCCAGGTCATCCGCCACGCCATGCTGTTTGAGCACGGCCTCAAGCCCAGCAAACTCGACAGCTACCTCGCCGCCATCAACTGGCAGCCGCCCACCTGGCGCCCGATCGACCCCCTCAAAGCCGCCAACGCCGACGATGTGGCCCTGCGCAACCGCAGCACCAGCCGCCGGCGCATCTGGCTCAGCCAGGGCCTGGACCCCGACGACATGGAAGCCGAAATCCTGGCCGAGGAAAAGCGCCTGGGCCCCATCGAGCCCGCCCGCGCCCCTACATCGTCTGACCTGGCGGGCGCGGCCAGTGGTTGAGACCGCTAGCCGGGATGCGAAATTTTTCCCCTACTTTTAACAGGCTCACTCGCTGAGACTGCCAACCCATGAACACTGCCGTCGCCACCAAGCCCGCAACACCGGCCCAACGCTCGCGCATCGAAGGCACGCTGCACCGCAGCCTGCCGTGCAGCATCACCGTACTGCGCGACGCCGCTGCGACTGACGGCCAAGCCCCTGACGATGCCCCCGCAGACGCCCCCCTGCGCCTGCGCCTGTCCGTCAGCAGCGAAACCCCCTATCTGCGCCAAAGCTGGTGGGATGAGCCCTGGATCGAAGTACTCGGCCACAAACCCGGCGAAATCGACCTGAGCCGATTCGACGGCGGCGGCGCCACCGTGCTGGCCAACCACGACCGCTACACCGCCGTGGGCGACACCCCGCTGGCAGGCATCGGCGTCATTGAGCGCGCCAGCATCGAAGGCGGCCGGCTTGTGTGCGACATCCTCATCAGCCGCCGTGAAGCCCTGGCCGATCTGCGCCAAGACATCGCGGACGGCCTGGTCAAAAACGTCTCTATCGGCTACCTCATCAACGAGCGCGTGCTCGTCAAGGCCGTTGATGGCCAGCCCAGCGAATACCGCGTCACCAGCTGGTCGCCGTTTGAAGTCTCGCTGGTCGATATCCCCGCAGACGCCACCGTTGGCCTGGGCCGCCAGGCTGAGCCGCAGCAGCGCGACCAGTCACCCGAAACACCGCGCTACCGCGTGGTCAAACTCCCGCCCGCCGTGGGCACCCTTGAAGGAAACAGAACCATGGACAACGTCATCGATACCCCGGCGGCCCCCACCCGTACCGCCGCCACCCTGCCTGCCAACCCGGCCGGCAACCGCGCTGCAGATCCGCTGCAGATGGAGCGCGAGCGCGTGCGTGAAATCACAGCCCTGGGCCGCCAACTCGGCCTGACTGTACAAGCCGACACCGCCATCGAAGGCGGCATGAGCCTGGACGCCTTCCGCGCTGTCGCCATCAAGGCGGCTGTGGACAGCGGCACCCTGCGTGTGGCCGAGTCGCCCGAAATCGGCATGAGCAAAAAAGACGTTGAGCAATTCAGCTTCTGCCGCGCCATGCTGGCCGCTGCTGATCCCGCCGCCGCCCGCCAACTGGCCCCGTTTGAATACGAAGCCAGCCGCGCCGCGCAAGACAAGCGTGGCGACAGCCGCACCGGCCGTGAAGCCGCCATCACCATCCCGGTGGATGTGCTAAACCGTGGTATGAACGTGGGCCAGTCTGCCAGCGCCCGCGCTGCGCAAATGCTCATTGAGCGCGCCATGGGTGGCCAGGCTGCAGCCAACTACCGCGACCTGGTGGCCGGCACCACCGCCGCTGGCGGCAACACGGTAGCCACCAACCTGCTGGCCGGCAGCTTCATCGACCTGTTACGCAATGCCCTGGTGCTTGACCGCCTGGGCGCCACCATGTTGACCGACCTGAACGGCAATATCGCCATCCCCAGCCAAACCGGTGCGGCCAGCACCTACTGGGTGGCTGAAAGCGGCGCCCCCACCGAAAGCCAGCAAGCCACCGGCCAGGTCACCATGACGCCCAAAACCATCGGCGCCTACACCGACTACTCGCGCCGCCTGCTGCTGCAGTCCAGCATCGACGTCGAAGCGTTCGTTCGGGCCGACCTAGCTGCAGTCATCGCCCAAGGCATCTTGCTGGCTGCGTTGAACGGTAGCGGTGCGTCCAACCAGCCCACGGGTATCTTGAACACCAGCGGAATTGGCGCTGTGGCCGGCGGCACCAACGGCCTGGCACCCACCTACGCCAACCTGGTGGACCTGGAAACGGCCGTGGCCACCGCCAACGCCGCCGTGGGCAGCCTGTCCTACCTCACCAACAGCAAGGTGCGCGGCACGCTGCGCAAAACCCAGCAGTTCAGCGGCACCAACGGCATGCCCGTGTGGCAAAAAGGCCGTGAAAGCGGCCTGGGCGATGTCATGGGCTATGACGCCTACGTCAGCAACGCCGTGCCCTCCAACCTCGACAAAGGCACCTCCACCGGCGTGTGCTCGGCCATCGTGTTTGGCAACTGGGCCGACCTGTTGATCGGCATGTGGGGTGGCCTGGACATGATGCTTGACCCCTACACCGGCTCCACCGCCGGCACCAAGCGCGTAGTGGCCCTGCAAGACCTCGACGTCGCCGTGCGCCGCGTGGCCAGCTTCGCCGCCATGAAGGACGCGCTCACCAGCTGATAGCGCCCATGCCGCCAGCACCGCGCTGGCGGCCTGCCCGCCCACTACACCGGACCTCACGCCATGAAAATCCTGCTCATCGCCGCCTGCCTCATCAACTTCGCCGACGACCGCGGCGGCGTCGACCACGCCGAAGGCGACTTCGCCGACGTGCCCAAAGATACCGCCAACTTCCTCACCGTGCACGGCCGCGCGCTGTACACCAAAAAGTCCGACGACCACACCAAAGACGGCCGCTACACCGCCGACGCTGCGCTGATCGAAGCCGCCGAAGCCGCAGCTGCTGCCAAAGCGGGCGCCGACAAGAATCCGGACGAGTAAGCCCAGGTGCAACGGTGGCCCTGCAAGAAGACCTCAGCTTGTTCTTTTGCGACTTCGCAGACCAGGCCACCCTCGCAGGGCGCCCCATCAGAGGCATTGTGCTCAGCGCGGCTGACACGGTGA